CCCCTTGCTTTGTTTTTATACCTCTGCGAATCTCCACAGTAAGGGCATCTGAAATTATAAAGATTGTTTTTTACTTGCTTAAATTTTTGAAGCCTAGATGAAATAAGTCCAATGTATTTGGAGTCAACAAAACTCATTACAAGATAATCTATTTGCTAGATTCTATTCTAGCAGGTTGCTGGTCTGGTGTCAAGATATCCACCACTATATGAGATTGTGATACTGCGAAGGATAAGAGGATTGCTGCTCCTGCGATTATCCAACGAAATTTTCCAAGGTCTTCTACTTTAGTCTCTAATGAATCAATTCTTTTAGAAACTACTTCATGCTGATCTTTATTTTCTATTTTTAATTCTTCAATTAATCTTCCAACATAATCATCTGCTCTATGGCACTGTTCTATCTTTTCCTCATGAACAGCCAACATCTTACTGATATTCTGACTTGTCCTTCCCATAATTTGAATTGCTTCATCTATCTTTTTCAATAGCAATTCATAAGATGAAAGTCTTTCTTCAAGCACGGCAATTTTGGTGTCTGCAGAAGTATTTTGGTTAAACATTTACTTGGACCGTCTTTGTACCTTTGCTAAATTTTTAAAAAAAGGATTCCAAGTTCTATGCTTCTTTTTACGTAAATCAACTGGTGGATTTCCAGGATCTGCCTCGGGAGTTCCTGCAATCTTACCAGTGCCAAGGTTCATTGTTGGAGCATCTTCACGCAAATTCGTTCTAATAATATTTATTATTTCGTCTAATTTGTCCGATTTCATTTTAGATTGAATTTAGGATATCTAAACATTTATGGTCTATGGGTATATCGTCGATCATCGACTTTGGATATTCCGGAATTCTATTCAAAAATAATAAAAATGTCTTAATAGAAGACCACAGTTCCCTCTCTAATTTGTAAAAGAGAAGTGGAACTGCGGCATCATTAAAGACATTGAATATGATAATGAAGTGGTTGATTAAAAGATCAACTCTCAATTCACCACCTCTTACATATTTCCGAAGCAGTTTCTTTATATACTTAAATCTACTTAAGTCTTCAAAGAAATCATCTTGCGTAACTGCTTGAGGATTATCATAATATTTAATAGCAAACAATATATAATTCTCTTCGTTCAACTCATCAAACTTCATATATTATCAGCTAACGGTCATTGTTGCAATTCCAGAAGTCGAAGACACATTTCCAGAGGTAAGAACGACACGATACTTATAATTATTCTTGCTTGCATCAGTATTCGCAATGCTTACACTAGTTGAGGTTTGACCCGCAAGGTTAGCAAATGTTCCGGTATTAGGATCTTGTTGCCACTGATAAGAAAGTGGTGCGTAAGAAGGAGTAATTGATGCACTTACACTAAACGTGGCAGTTGCTGTAGTTCCAACACCTACTGATTGTGGTTGAGTGAGAATTGAAATAACGGCATCAACATATACAGAATCGTCAGCAGCATCACCAGCAGCAATATATGTTGGAAGAGTTCCACCAGTGATTTCCGACATAGCAACAAGAGTTTCCGATTTAACTCTCAAGTTGCCGTGCATATCAACATAAGTATGAACCCCAACCCATCCTGCGTGTGCTACAGCATATTTAGTTGTTGTTGCTGCTCCTGCCTCATTTACATCAACACCATACACAACATTGGTAGAAGATGAATTTCCTGCCCCAATAATTGTTGCATAATTTATGTCTTCAAGGGTATAGATTGGTCTTTCAGTAATCGAATATCCAATTCCAGAAATTGCTGCTCCAGACAAGTATTGAGTAGTAGCAATTGAAATCGAAGTATCCGATGTAATTGCAGAAATTACTGCAGAACCAAAAGTTCCACCAGCTCCAATTACAATTACATCGCCAGTGGAAATTCCAGCAGCAGTGAATGAAGTTCCGGTTCCGGTGATAGTTTTATTTCCATAATTAACTGCGATTGTTCCTACAGAATAAAGACTATCTGATTTTCCCCAAAGAGCCATTTGTTTTACCTAACTAATTTTTTTATTCTTGAATTATTTATAAAAATGGGGGAGTGAGTTCTCCCCCCAGTAATTTTAGTGTGAATAGTAATTATCAACCTTTCTTTAAAAGGGACTTTCTTACCGTAGATGCAATTACATCATCAATATCATTATCTGTAGATTGAACGTACTTATCAATCAAATCACAAACTAATTTTTTAGTTTTTCTATTAGATGCTAAAGAAAAAAGTAAAGGTCTGACTAAACTTACAGCTACTCCCATGATTACCTCTTGTATTATCCTATTATATAGGAAATCACCCATTAATATTATATCTATTTTGAAGATATAATATTACTGATTCATTTGTAGATCCAGATTGTGCTTTTGCTTTTGCAAGTTGAACATCAGCAAGTTCTTTCTTGACTTGCATCTGAGCTGCCTTTCTCTTGGCAGAAGAATCTACAGTTACAGTTTCTGCATCACCTTTAGGTGGAATGGCAGTTGAGTTTGCCTCATCCAATTCAAACTCCTCTTTAGGAACGCAGTTAGGTACAGTTCTGCCACCCTTCTTCTTGGTTCCTACTGGTTCGTATCCTTTCCAGCAAGGATTAGTATTTCTTAAAGTCTTTTCCTTCTTTTCTTCTTCAATACTTGGTTTTGTATTGATTTTATTTTCTACATTTCTAACATCAATTTTTTTATTCTTTTTAACCTTACCAGGTTCAACCTCTTCCTTTCTCATTGCCTTTTTGATGGCACGATCTTTTACTCCAGCATACTCATCTGCTTCATCTTCCACTTCACCGTCACCATCATAATCTTTAGACTTTTTTCCAGTCTTCTTATACTTATGCTCTTCATCTTCACCAGCATCATCTTCATCATCATCTTCCTTCTCGGATTCCTTTTTACCTTCAGTTAAGGTATAAGGATCTTCAATATTAAAAAATGGTTCTCTAAGTTCTTTAAAAGAATCAGTCCAAATGTTAGTCATTGATTTTCTGTGCTTTTGCTTCTTTTATTTATTTGTCAGTTAACTTCACAAACATCCTTTATCCAAGATTTAAACATTATACCATCATCAGTTACACAAATTAGATGGTTTGTCCCAGATCTAATAATATTCCCACGAAGTCCTGTATTACAATTCTCCACTAAAGACCCAACAGTAAATATTTTTTTAGTGACATAATTTTCACGAAGACCTCTCCAATCCAAATCTGGAGAAATTTCCCAAATAGAATAACCTTCTTTAATATTCATAGCATCTCTCAAATCCATAAAGAGTTGCTTAATTATTGATTCATCAACATTTGAAGGCATTGTTTTTTTAAAGGTCTGATAATCCCCTTCTGCAGCAGAACTTCTAGCAACAGAAGATGTCCCAGTTTCGGAATCAGAGTCTTTTGGTCCCGCAGAAACTACGTTAATTGATTGGAACTGATATAACTGCCCGTTTGCCTTTGCAGTCAAACTATCAAGTTCAGCAACTCTTTCCTCTCCACAGACTACATTGGCAGAAGTATATCCTTCTTGATTTAAGAAGGTCAGTGCATCAAATACAGTGTTAAACTCATCACTGTCAATAATCCGATCAGCATAATCAGGAAACATTTCCCTCATATATTGGATCTTTAATTCAGGATCCAATGGATTTCTTTTTTTATCCTGGGTTCTACTTGGGAATATATAAAAGTTTCCTCCAGCAGATACTTGAGACATTGCTTTAAACAATGCTTCGTGTCCTTTGGTTGGAGGATTAAACTTACCGAAGGCAACTGTAACTATATCATCACGAACTTGCTGTTGAGATTGACCGTATCCAGATGCTGAAGAAGATGCTGCTGAAGCAGCAGAAGATCTCTGAGATGCTGCTTGAGGAGTTTTGCCAAGTCTTACTTTTCCCCCTTTATAAGCAGAAGGTTTTTTACCAGTAATGGTTGCTGGTTCTTGCCTTTCAGTCTCATCCTTATCTTTCTTCTGAGATGCCTTTCCACTAAAGACTTTAAGTTGTCCCTTTACAGTTTTTGCTACTAACTTTCCCTTTGAATCATACCAGTCTCCGTGACCGTTTCCCACAAGTCCCATCCTTTTCGCTTGAGCGGATGCTTGTGTTTCTACTGCTTCTTTGATAAAGGTTAAGAAAGTTTTCATTTATTAATTTGAGAATATATAAAGTCTTGATTATCAAGAATATAGTTGAGACCTGATTTTTTCAATTGTAAGTATTTATCTTTCTTATCTTTTGTATCTTGATTAGATTCAATAAAAGATATAAAAAACCTAGAAAAATTTTCTATGGTCCTTCTTTTCAATTGTTTAATACGAACTTTAGTCTTGTATATTTGTATTAATTCTAAAAATAATTGCTTCATATTATGTTAATGTTTCTATCTAGATCTTCATTTGATGCGGGAAGTCCTTTTGTGTAAAGTGCATAAGAAAAATTATATTTTCCAGATCCTTTTGGTTGAACTCTAACTCTTATAAAGGTCTCCTCTGGAGTAAATTGTTTGAGATCTTTTGAAATATTCAAAGGATCTTTAACACCAAACCAGTACAAACCTCTTCCTCCAATTTGGATATAATGAGATTCTTTACTTGTATAGTAATCTACTATATCACTATAACTACATTTAATTTTTATTTCCGACAATGCCTCCAAATCTTGCTTCCCCCTCTTATCCCTAGGTATTTTTATAACATTCTTGAAGGGGTGGGTTTTCTCCTCTTCTAAGTATAGAGGATAATATTTATCATTATCTAAATACCACTTCTTATTAACCACCTCTGTAACTTTATATTTTCTAGCAATATTTCTCATTATTTCTTTTGAGGTATTTTCATCATCAAGTTCATTGGATTCAGTCAATACCCAAGGCAATTTATTTGGGGAGTTATCAAATTTTAAAGTTCCAGAACCAAAGGCAGCAGATAAATTTAATTTAATCTCCAATCCACTAGTACCAAAACGATTTTCAACAGTAACATCTTGTCCTGGAATTTGTTCTACATCATTAACATCAAGAGGAATTTTTCCAGCATTCTTCAATTCTTTGAATAACTTTCTCTCATAAAGTTGCCCCTTATTGAATGCCATAAAAAATCCCGTTTCCTTTATTTAGAAACGGGACCTTATTAAATATCTCCTACTTCTCGGTTCTCGGAATAATAAACATCAAAGAAACCATCTGGATATCGTTTCATCAGTTTATCAATATTAGTTTGAATAACTTGATCGAAAGAAACCTCAAGAGCAATGCAAGCTTGTGCTACATACCACATCGTATCACCAAGTTCTTTGATTAGGTGAGTGCGAGTTTCATCATTCCAGGATTTACCCTGGAATACCATTTTCTTTACGATTTCCATAAACTCACCACCTTCAGCATTAATACCAACAGCAGCAGTTAGAAGACGTTCAATATTTGCTCCTTTCTGATCTAGTTCGACCATTCGATCAGATAGTGCTACAAAATCTTTTGATGCATCAGAAGTAACAGCATCAACAAAATTTTGGTATTTGTCAAAATCAATTTTTTGTGTCATTAGAATTTTAATCCAGCAAATTTATTAGTTTTTTTAGTATCTTCTTCATAATCATACTCTTCTTCTTTACCAGAGTCAAGTATGTTATCTTGAGCACTTTGCTCACAATCATAAAGTCTCATCTTCGCACGATCAATACCAACAACAAATCGTTTATTGACCGTAGGATCATTATACCTATTCTTAAGTTGCTTAACCATAATCTGACCCATTTGTTCTAGTTCTTCAGTACTAATCAAAGCAAACATAAAGTCTGCAGTAGCAGGAAGACCAAAGGATTCAGAAGTGTCCGTCAGTTCTACATCAGAGTTGCCATATCCACTACGAGTAGTTTGAGTGGCACTGACGATTGGAACATTAAACTCCACAGCAAGACCACGGAGTTCTTCAGCAATTGCCTTTACATAAGAATAAGAATTCACAGAGAAATTTGCCTTGTATCTAGAAGAAGCACAGATATTAAGATAATCAATAAAGATAATATCTGGTTTAAATGATTTCTTCAAAGACAACTCATTGAGTAGTGATTTGAAATGTCCCGAATGTGCCGAAGCAGTAGGATATTCTTTAATGATTAACTTACCTTGAGTTTTTTTGTTAAGAATATCAATCTTCTTCTCAAACATATTTTTGGAAAGATCAACAATATCTTTGATATTTACATTCAAGAGGTTCGAGTCAATTCTTTCAGCAATCCTGTTCTCTGCCATTTCAAGTGTAATGTAGAGAACATTGCGTCCTTGCAGGAGGACGGAGCTAGCCATGTGGCACATGAATAGACTTTTCCCGACACCCGTACCAGCAAGAGCGACGTTGAGAGTCTTATTAGGTAGACCACCTTTTGTAATTTTGTTGAAGTATTCAAGGTCGAATGGTATTTTATCTTCTTTTCTGTGATAAGATTCATATCTTTCTAGGTAGTCCTGTAAATAATCATGTCCGATGTGGTCATCAAAACTAACGGCAAGTGCGTTCTGAAGAATTGATGGAATAGCATCTCGGTTTTTCTTTTCGTCCTGTCCGTCAGCAATTTTAATGCTTTCCATCAGTGCGAGATAAATTGCTTTATCTCTGCACCATTTTTCAGTTGTATCAGTTAACCACTGATCGTCAACACTAGAATCATCCAGTGCCTTTACATAATCACAAATGACTTTATAAGTGTCCTCTGTGATATCTGTCCTTTTTTCAGTTTCAATTAATACAACTTCTTTGGTGGCAAGATTGTCATAGTTAAGAATGAACTTACAAATCTCTTCAAATACTACACGTTCATGAGTGTTATCAAAATATTCATTTTTAAGAAAAGGCAAAACCTTTCTACAATAGTCCCCATTGAAAATGAGATTTCTTAGAATTGTAGTTTCAATCTTTTCCATTACCCTCCGTATAAGAATTCTTTTTGTGCTGCTTCATCCAATGCCTGCATTACTTCACCTGTGAAGTATTTTTCTGGATTTTCCATTATGGTTTTCCCATATTGCGATCCGAACGCAGTTTCGTACCTAGTCCCAGACTTTTTGAATATTTCATATTTCTCAGCCAAATCAAGAAGACCATAATACTTATCAAGACCACGATCATCATAATACAACCTTACCTCCACTGTTTTGTTTTCTTTACTAAGTCTGGACTTATGAGTTGTTGCTTTAATAATGTTTCCAACAACTTCTCTACCATCCTTTTCTTTCTTCTTAGAAAGGTAGATGATTGTAGATGCTGCATACTTAAGTCCAGAACCACCACTCATTTCTTTAGTTGGAACATAGGCACCAACAACATCATAGGTATGATTGGTGACAATCATTGGAATGTTTGCTTGACCCAGTTTCAAGGTTAGCATCCTGAAGGCACCTTTGACAAGTTGGGATTTAGTCATATCTCTAACTTGCTTTTCATTTAGTGCGTCAGTAATTTCCTTTTCAGTAGAAAGCATTCCAAGAGAATCAAGAACAAACATACAAGGACTTCTATCTTCTTCCTTCTTCTTCAGATACATATCGACTGCCTTGAGTGCTTTAGATCGAAACTCCTCAATAGTAACTACATTCAGTACAACGATTCGTTTAACATCCATTCCCCTGGATACTAGTAATGATTTGTTGATAGCAGCCTCAGTGTCAAAGTAGAGACAGTAACCATCGGGATTAGTATCAAGAAAGTTCTTAACCACTGCGAGAGAGAAAAAAGTCTTTCCAGTAGAAGACTCTCCAGCAATAGCAGTAATCTTATTCCCAGATACACCGCCAAGTACACTACCTGAAACCAGTGCATTAAAAATGTATGAACCTGTATCAACATAGTTTTCTGTTTCCTCTATATCAGATGCTAATGATGCATATTCACCACCAACTTCTTTAATTATATCCTTTAAAAAATCCATTCAATTGTCTCCTGTAAATAATAGTCTCCATAGTTTGTAATATAACTCTCGATCTTTAGTAGGTTTCAGATAATTTAATATTTCTTTCACCTCTTCCTTTTTAAGTTTTATAGTTATCATATGAAAAGTGATTCAATTGTATTTGTCTTTTCAACTCTCCATCCAATGCAATGAAGTATAATTTTCAATGGATCTAGAAAACTCTTCTCGAATTGCAAATCATAATCAACATACCTTTCCAAATTTAATTCCTTTGGGAATTTTTGAATGAATGAAATAACATTTTCGTGAATTGTATTTGGTTTCTTGAGATAGCAGAACTTTACTTTCTCTCCATTGTTGATAGTTGGATATTTTGAATCCAACTTGTTCTTCCTCACATAGTAATTATATAACAAAGAACCTCTGATATGAATAGGAGTCCTTTCTATGTAAATTGAATGTGCCGATTTATATTTCCCAAGATTATTAGCAGTTCTAGGGAATGATATATCTTCTGGAAGTAGTGAATTGAATTCCTTCTTACATTTAGACACAAAATCAATTAGATCATCCTCGGTTTTAGTCATAATGATTTTAAGAGCATCTTTAATCATTTGACGACAAGGTGCAGGAGTAGAAGATTTAACTGCTTCAATTCCCATAATCTTTAGTTTTGGTTCAGAGTATCGAACTCCTTCACTGTCCCATACGTTAAGGATATAACGTTTCTTGGCAGTCCAGATTCCACGGTCAGCAATATTCTCCCGTTTCATCTGCATCTTTTGATCGTATGCGTTCACATAGTCAGCCAGTTCTTGGTAGCAACCTTCAATATATTTTTCAAGTTCCACACTACAGATCTTATCAAGGAACGAAACAATGCTTTCAGTAGTTTTCTCTCTTCCTTGGTATATACGTTCAACCAAAGGACCCATATTAAGGTAAATAGAATCAGTATCTGAAGCAATAACATAATCAGCATTTTCAGTCTTGAGAAGTTTATTTAGATATGTATTCATTTTATTCTCAATCCATCGGATTGAAACCTGACCCGAAAGAGTAATTGCTTCAGCATTTTCAATAAGAAAATACCTGAAGTATTCATTTCCGACAGCACCATAAGCAGAGTTAAGTTGGATCTTTCTTGCTAATTGAATGTTGTTACAACGAGCAATTTCCTTTTCCAAATCTTTCGTTGGGGTCTTTTCATATTGCTGCTTTGCAGCAAGCATCTTCTTCTTGTAGATGGTTCGTTCACTATAAATTTTATCCATCAACTCAGGCAAAAATCCTCGGATGTCCTTACGATACTGGGCACCATTAGCACACACAGAATAAGGATAATCCTTTGGTATTTCGACTTCCTTATTAAGAATTTTATTCACAGAAATTCCTGGAAACTTTCCATCTACCAATGTTTCGGGACTTACATTGTATTGCATAATCAAGTGTGGATAAAGACTATTCAAGTCAAAACTCACAACATAATCATACTTTCCTGGAACTGGTTCCTTAACATATGCACCTTCATATCTTTGATCCTTTTTAGAATCTTTCTTGAAAGGTATTACTACATTTTTAGTAAGAAGGTAATTGTAGATGATTGCATCCCACATTCTAACTTGATAGAACACGTCGTTAAAATTACTCTTGGCATCATATGCCATAGTGATAGCAAGTTCAATGAGACGCATTTTATCCTCAAGTTTGTCCACAAGTTGAACGTCCTTGATGTTATACTCTACAAATTTCTGCCAATCTTTGGAATAAAATTCTTTAAAGGTATCATACTCCGAGTGGTCCAATTTATTCTGACCGAGTTCCACAAAGGCAATGTGGTCCAAACGATATGATTCTTGATTGGTATATGTAAATTTCTTATACAAATCAAGATAATCTAGAATGGTAGTTCCAGCAATATCATATCTGATTTGAGGTCTGCCATTTATAATTGCTTCATTCTCAGTTACTATTCCCCAAGTGGAAAGTTGTTTGGCAACTTTCTCACCAAGAACTCTAGAAATTCTTCTATAGAGATAGGGGATATCATAATATTCGCAATTCCATCCAGTAATAACTTCGGGACAATTATTTTCCCAATAGAACATAAATCTATCGAGGAGATCATATTCACTATTGCACTGAATGTATTTTACGTTTGGATCATTGTTTTCAAAGGATTTGATTCCCCAAGTAGTAACCTTCTTCGTAGAATAATCCTGAATGGATATTGCCAATACTTCTTCTTGGGCAGATTGAACATCAGGGAATCCAATTTCAGAAGCAACCTCAATGTCAATCGTGATTAATTTAATTTTTGAAATATCAAACTTGATAACTTCATCCCTATAGTTCTCTGTGATATATTGATTGATATATCGAGTATTTCCATAAAGTTGAAAGTTATCAATCTTTTGATACTTATCAATGAATTCTCTAGTTTCCCTAATAGTTCCCGGTTTAATTTCTTCTACATAATTACCCTCAAGAGTTTTGAATTTAGTTTTTTTATTACTTGTTACATATAAGGTTGGATAAAACATTTCCCTATTTTGAAAATGCTCTCCATTCTTAAACCCTCTGGAAAGTATTTCGTTTCCGACAAGAACTACGTTGGTGTAAAAATTCATTTAATAGTTTTCAAATAAAGTTCAACTTGATCTGGTGTTGGATCTACAATAGTAAAGATTGAGTCTGAATGAATTTTAAGTTCCCTCTGGTCTGTAAATACAGGCCATCGTCTCATCTCATAAGTATTACGATCAGAGACTATCATTTGAACTGGGTTTACCAATTTACAATCAGGTTCTCCAAGATCAGATTCGGGAACTTCATGAACTTCTGATACTAAAATAGCATCATTCTTCAGAATTAGAATTTTCAGGTTTTGCATTAATTCTCTCCATATAAGAGTTTAAAATTTCATCTTTGGGTTCTAGCACAGATACTACCCAATCACACGGAATAGGAACAGAAGTGTCTTTAGAAAGAGGGGCATAAGGATAGAATCCAACTTGACTTCCATCAGAACTCAAAGACACAACATATGGATTGACAAGAACATATCCAATAGTCTTGTCAGAAGATACCATCTCCTTTACATCTGCGATGACATCTTCCATCGACTTAAGAATTACAATTTTTACTGACATACTCGGTCTAACATCTCCAGTGTATTCTAGCAACAAAAAAAGGAGGAGTCAACCTGGATTTTGCCAGGTGCTCCTCGCGCCGACGATATTCAATTATATTTATAGATAATCTTTACGTGCGTGATGTTCTGGAACAATCTTTCCTAGTCGAATGACAAGTAATCCATCTTCAAAGGTGACTTCTCTAACTTCTGTGTCGTCCGATAGGGTCCAGGTTCTTTTGAAATCTCTGCTAGCCAAGCCCTTGTGGATAAACGTCCCGTCCGACTGATTGTCAGGTTTTTTTCCTTCGACAAAAAGTTTTCCATACTCTGTGAAGACATGAACCTCCTCCTTCTTAAATCCTGCAAGAGCAATCTCTAGACGAGATTCTACATTATTTACCTGAACTAGATTGTATGGGGGATAATTCGATGTAGTTTCGTGAAGACTAAAGATACGATCAAAATATTCATCAAGTCCAATAGTGTTGCGATTAATTCTTTCCAGCAAAGCAGGAAGATCCGAAGCTTGATATTTCATCAGATTAGTCATTATGGTAGCTCCTTTGTAAGCGAGTTTGTGTTTTGTGGACCCCTAAGGCATCCATTAGTAATTATACAAGATACGAAAAAAAGAGGTATCGGCAAAACCGAACCTCTTTTTAGGGTGTTCCGACTTTCGTAGAGACCGCACGAAAGGTCTCGTACTTATTTATTCAGATTCTTCAGTTCTACGTTTCTTGGATCCGATATTATACTTGGTCTCAAGAACCCAGTCGTCCTTATCTTTGTAAGAAAGAACTTTGATTTGATTCAATGGTGCGATGTCTGAAATTTGATCGACATTAACAACACTAATAAGACCCCAATCAGCCAAAAGTTGGATGATACGATTACGTCTTTGGAAATCATTTACCGTAATATTTGCGTGCTTTCCATCAAGAGCAAAGAGTTCCTTAAAATGTGTAATATAATATTTACCTTGCTTATGAAGAATATGGCAAGATTGATAGATCTTTTTCTCCTTCCGAGAAGCAACTCCAATTCGAGTTAATGTTTCTCTGACTTTAAGAAAATCATCAGGTTCATTCAAAATGACTTCCACCATTTGAGATGGAGTCCAATCTACTTTTGGCTCAATAACAACACTCATTTCATTCCTCCAATTTCAGATTTCGATTTTATAAAGTTAAGTTGTTCTTGTGTGAGAATTTTCAAAGCTTGGAGTGCTTTTTCATTACTATAACCATAGTAAGATTTCACTATATCAAGATCTTTGATTTTTTCTTTTCGGATCCAAGGAGAAAATCTTTTCCTTTTCCTAACAATATTTATATAAAAATCATATTGCATTTTTTTATCTAATGAATGGTTCATATTCATTTCATTAGAATACATCAAAGTATCAATATGACCTGACATACATCTATTAATAATGAACGGTGGATACTCCCGTTCATTTGATATATCTTCTTCAATAATACTCTTTTTAGTAGTATTAATTGAGTTCAACCAATCTTTAAGTTCTATCTTCATTGGAATAAACTGGAGGATGAAAATTGCAATATTCGTTAAACACAATCTTACATTCTTTTTGAGTTAGATTGCAATAATCTGCTGCCTTTGGCAAATTCCATTTGGCATTAAAAAGCATTTCCATTGCCTTTCTTGTTTCAGGTCTCATTTAAAATTCACCTCAACCATAATTTCAGTTAATGCTGCAAGAAGATTAATTTCTTGGTCTGCCACAAATGCACTTTGATATTGATACTTTGCTACAATCAAAACTGCAGCAGCAATACTTGGACCATCAACTTTCTCATAAAGAGCATCATAAACTTTCCTGAGAATTGTTGATGAATCATTATCCATATTCAGAGAAACCCATTTCCTAACCTCTGGGAAATTTTTTTCCTTTAGGTTCTTAATTAGGTCAGTTACTGATACATCAGAGAATGTGGTTAGAATTCCAGAGTCAATCTTTCCACTTACAGAGTATCTTTGACACTCATTGAGGACCCTCCTCCAGTCTGGGAAATGACTGTTGATAATTTGTGCCAGAACTTTTTGCTCAAATTCAATGCTCTCTTCCTCAAGAATAGACCCGAGACGCTTGAAGAACTCTCCTGCAAGTTTTGTTTTTTCCTTCCCTTTAATTGAGAAATCAACAACTGCACATCTTGAATGTAGGGGTTCGATGATCTTGTTCTTATAGTTGCAGGTGAAGATGAATCTACAGTTTTTATAGAACGTCTCAATATTTGCCCTAAGTAAGAGTTGTACATCTGTGGTGGTATTGTCTGCCTCATCAATAATGATGACTTTATGTTTTCCAGTTGCTTGAAGTGATACGGTCGAAGCAAAGTTCTTTGCTTGATTCCTGACAGTATCGAGAAATCTCCCTTCATCTGATCCATTGATGACATAATAATCTACTCCCAACTCTTCACATAGTGCTTTTGCTACTGTGGTTTTACCACATCCTGCAGGACCAGCAAGAAGAAGATTAGGAACTTCTCCTTTATCTACAAAGTCCTGAAATGTTTTCTTAATGCCTGCTGGCAAAATACAATCTTCAATTTTCTTTGGTCGGTATTTTTCGACCCAGAGGAAGTCTTTACTCATAATCAAATCCAGTCAGGTTTTCTAGATGGGATGCGAAGATAATTATCCGCAACCCAAGGTTTTGAAGCAATATATCTCTTATATGCCTCAAAGGTGTCAATAGTATTGTCGTGCTTCCATTCGTCTGGCATTGCACGGGTGAATGACTTC